TGGATCAAACCTCCCTAAACCAAGGTGCCCGCAGTAAGTTATTTAGTCATTTAGAAAAGAAACCTAATCAAATTATCGGCATATATTTCACAACTCCTCTTGAAACTATTTTAGAAAGAAATGCTCAAAGAACTGGTCGTGCATTAGTGCCTGAAGATGCAGTTATAAATATGTATGACTCAATTCAAGAGCCAACAATAGCAGAAGGTTTTACAGAAATATGGGAGGTAGAATAATATGTGGTTTTTTGAAGTGAAATATGGAAATAATTGCGCAGTAGCGGACATTTTTATTCACGAGAAGAAATGTTTGAATGGTTTGACTCTCATTTAGCCTACTATACTTTTGAAGATAATTTTTATGATTTACACATTTGGGAAACAAAAGAGGAGGAAGAATAATGAAAGAAAATAATATTCCTTTTATCTATATATCTAATGAATTAAATAAAGAAACTTATAAATCTAGTTTAATTCTTGGGAATATAACAATTAATTTAACTCAAAGTTTTAATTGGTTTCAAAGATTATTAATAAAATTAATTTTTGGTTTTAAAATAGAAAGGATTAATATAAATGAAAAAAATATGTAGAACATTAAAATTAAGAAAGTTTAAAACAGAAATTACTAAAGAAATATGGGATTCACTAAGTCCTTCAGAAAAATCTTATTATATTTTATATGCGGATGGAACATATGAATTAGCTTGAGGTGAATATGATGTAATTAAAGCTCTTAAAAAAGATCATATCCGTGAAGTTAAATATATATTTGATGCTTCTGATAAAATTATGGTAGATAGGGATATAATTATAAATACAGATGAAATAAAATAAGGAGGTTATTATGGAAAACAAAATTTGGTTTACTAGTGACCTTCATTTTGGGCATCAAAAAGAATTTCTTTGGGGTCCAAGAGGATTTAATTCTAGCCTAGAACATGATGAAGTAATTATCCAAAATTGGAATTCAGTTGTGGATTATGAAGATGATGTATATGTTCTTGGGGATTTTATGCTAGGAGATAATGAATACGGTATTAAATGTATTAACCGCCTTGTAGGAAAAATTCATCTTGTATTAGGAAACCATGATACTGAATCAAGAGTAGAACTATATAAGAATTGCGGCAACATTGTAGAAATTGTTTATGCAAAAGAAATTAAAATTAGTAAAAACTATTTTTTCATTTGCCACTATCCTGTGATTACCGCAAACTATGATGACCAAAAAGCATGGGCTAAACATCTAATTAACCTCCATGGTCATACACACTCAAGAGAAAAGTTTTACAATAATAATCCTTATATGTATAATGTAGGATTAGATTCTCATAATAATTTTCCTATTGAAATTAATGAAATTATTAATGATATTAGAGAGAAAAAGATACAACTTGATAAAGAATAATTTTTTATATATAATATAATTATAATAGGAGGAATGAAAAATGTTTAAAATATTTAAAAGTTTACTTATTATAATTTGGATAATAGATATTTTTAATATTGATTTTGTTATAAGCGGAACTCATATTGCTGAATTTTTAGATGTGACTGTCCCTTTAAACGGATGGTTTTGGTTCTTTGTTTGGTGTTTAGTTCCAACAACAGGATCATATATAAGATATAAGGAGGTAGAATAAAAATGTCAAAATATAAATTTTTAGATGCAACTTTTAATAGTAATACAGGAATATCTACTGCTATTATTCAAACAGAATTAGGAGTTTTTGAAGGCAAAGCTCGTTTACATGATGAAGATAGAGATATCCTATCTGCTTATGAAGGATGTAAATATGCGGAAGGTAGAGCTATTATTAAGTATCATAAAGCAGTATTAAAACAAAAGAAAGCTATATATAATAATTTAAAAAATATGATTACTAATTTAGAAAGAATGAATAGTTATAATAAAGACTCAAAAGAAGCAAGATTTATTAGAAAACAATTTTATATGGCTCAAAAAGATTATAATGATTATAAAGAAAAAATTACAGAAACAGAAGAATATCTTTATGATAGAATGAAAAGTTATAGAACTTTATATGAAAGTTATAAAAAAGCATTAGAAAAAACAAAAAATAAATCAGCCCAAGAAGAAAAGTCTGAATAGGGCTGATTTTTTCTAAGGAGTTGATTAATATGCGAAAACGAATAAAACTATATACTGATGGAGCTTGTGCGGGAAATCCTGGTCCTGGAGCATGGAGTTGTATAAACTATGATGCAGAAAATAATACAATCTGGGATGCTTTTATGGGAAAAGAAGAAGAAACTACTAATAACCGCATGGAAATAAAAGGATTACTTCAAGCTCTTGAATTGGCGGCAACCAAATATAAAAATTGTGATGTTATTATCTATTGCGATAGTTCATATGTAGTTAATACCTTTAATGAGTGGATCTTTAATTGGGCCCGTAATGATTGGATAAACAGTTCTAAAGAACAAGTAAAAAATTTAGATTTAATAAAACAACTTTATGTTTATGCTAGTAAAGAGTTTCCAAATTATGGTGTATATAAAATTATAGGACATAATAATGAACTAGGGAATGAATTAGCTGACGCTTACGCAGTTGCAGAACGAAGTGGAAATGCTACAAAATTAGCCAAAATTTTAAAGGAAAATAATATTACTCTTGCCATAGAGTAATTTTTTTGATTTTAAAGGAAAATTTTGTTATAATTATTATAGATAAATTTTAGAAAGGAGAAAACTATGAAAGAAGATAAAAAATTATATACAAAGGATAGTATAGAATCTTTATCTCCTCTTGAATTTACTCGTCTAAAACCAGGAGTTTATGCCGGAGATACTACTTATTCGACACAGCTTTTAGTTGAGATAATTTCTAATGCTGTTGATGAATTTAGACTAGGTCACGGAAATAAAATAGATATTACAATAGATAATAAAGAAAAAGATACTACTATTGAAGTTAGAGATTTTGGTCAAGGATTCTTGGTAAATGAAATGCGTGATGACGGAAAATCTGTTCTTGAAGCCGCATTTAGTGTCTTAAATACTTCAGGTAAATATCGTGAAGACGGGACTTATGAAGGAACTTCATTAGGTTCTTTTGGTATCGGTTCAAAAATCACAACTTTCTTATCTCATTGGCTACAAGTTATAACATATAGAGATGGAAAATATGAACAAGTAGATTTTAAAGAGGGTGTCTTTGAAAATAGAAAAACTGGAATTCAAGCTGGACAAAGCGGAACTTTAGTAAGATGGCAACCTAGTGAACAATTCTTTACTCATACAACTATTGAAGAAAGTAAAATTAAATCTTTATTAAATACAATCAGTTGTTTATGCCCTGGATTGACAATAGTTTTAAAACTTGATGGAGTTGAAACTACTTATTACTCTGAACATGGACTTAATGATTTAGTAGATGAAGCTGTTAAAGGTAAAGAAATTATTGTTAATAGATTTAATATGAAATATGCTGAAGGTAAAGAAAAATTAGATATGGTATTAACATATACATCTAATTATTCACTTATACTTGTCCCATATGTAAATACAGGTTTAACTGAAAAAGGGCCTCATATAACTCAAGTTAAAACTATTATAACAAGAGAATTTAATAAATTCTTTAGAGATAAAAAATGGTTAAAAGATAAAGAAGAAAATTTAACTGGAGATGATATTCAAGAAGGAATGTATATTGTATTTAATATGACAGCTCCTAATGTTGCATATGACGCTCAAGTTAAATCAACAGTAACTAAACTTGATATGAGCAACTTCTCAAATGTTATTGCTACTAACTTACAATATTGGCTAACTAATAATGAAAAAGAGGTAAAAGTAATATTTGATAAGGCGGCAGCCGCTAGAAAAGCTAGAGAGGCAGCTAAAAGTGCTCGTGAAAGAGTTAGAGAAAACAATAAGAAAAAAGAAAAAGCATTGAAATTTGATAGTAAACTTGCTGATTGTTATTCAAAAGATAGAAGTAAATGTGAAATCTATATCACAGAGGGAGATTCAGCCAGTGGAAACTTAAAGTCCGCCCGTAATAATGAATTTCAAGCAGTAATGCCTGTTCGTGGTAAGATATTAAATACACAAAAGGCTAGTTTAGATAAAATCCAAAAAAATGCAGAAATCATGACAATGATAGATGCTTTTGGATTATATATTGATACAAAAACAATGCAAGTCACTTATGATAAAAATAGTTTAAGATATGGTAAGATAATTATCGAGTCTGATGCAGATGTAGATGGTGCCCATATTAAAAACTTATTCTATACATTTATATGGAACTTCTGTCCTCAATTAATCGAAGATGGTTATATTTATGCAGGTGTTCCACCTTTATATAAAGTTACAATAGGAAAAGAATATAAATATATTAAAAATGATGAAGAATTAGAAGAATTTAAAAAGACAATAGGCGACAAAAAAATAACTGTTAATCGTATGAAAGGTTTAGGTGAAATGTCAGTAGATGAAACTGAAGAAACTTTAACCGATCCTAATAATAGAATTATTAAACAAATAACAGTTGAAGATGCGGCGGCCGCAGATAAATTATTTAATGATTTAATGGGTACTGCAATTGTTGCTAGAAAAGATTTTATAAAAGAACATAGTAAGGAGGCTACATATAATGCAGAATAATGATATTTTAAATGAATTAAGCACAAACTTTATTGAATATGCTGTTGCAGTTAATACTGATCGTGCTATTCCAGATTCAACTTGCGGTTTAAAACCTGTAGCCAGAAGAATATTATGGGGAGCTTATGAAAAAGGTTATACTTTCTCAAAACCTCATGTAAAATCAGCTAAAATTGTCGGAGATGTAATGGGAACTTATCACCCACACGGAGATTCTTCAATATATGGAGCTCTTGTTAGATTATCTCAACCTTGGGTTATGAGATATCCGCTTATAGATTGGCATGGATCTAACGGAAATATTGATGGCGATGGCCCTGCACATATGCGTTATACTGAAGCAAGATTATCAAAAATTGCTGAAGATGGTATGTTAAGAGGAATTAAGAAAGAAAATGTAGATTTTATTCCTAACTACTCTGAAGACGCAGAAGAACCAGTTACATTACCTGCTATATTCCCTAACCTATTGTGTAATCCAAATACAGGTATTGGAGTAGCTATGGCTTGTAATTTTGCTCCACATAATTTATGTGAAGTAGCTACTGCTATATATGAATATATGGATGGTAAAGAACCTATGTTACCAGGTCCTGATTTCCCAACAGGCGGAATTATTATTAATAAAAATGATATTCCAAATATTATGAAAACAGGACACGGAAGTGTAAAAATTAGAGCAAAATATAAAACAGAAGGACAAAATATTGTGTTTTATGAAATCCCTTATGGAACTTCTACTGAAAGCTTAATTGCGGAAATCGGTGAAGTTGCAGAGGCTGATATTCCAGAGATTGTAAATATTAGAAATGAAAGTAATAAAAAAGGTTTAAGAATTGTTGTTGAATGTGCAAAAAATGTTAATACAGATGCAATAGCAAATAAATTATTCTTAAAAACTGATTTACAAAGTAGTTTCTCTTACAATCAAGTTGCTTTAATTAATAAAACTCCTACTGAAGTTAATCTAAAAGATTGTATAAAAATATATTTAGACCATAATGTAAATTGTTTAATTAAAGAAACTGAATTTGATTTAAAGGCTGCGGAAGCCCGTTTAGAAGTAGTTGAAGGTTTATTAAGAGCATTAGAAGATATTGATAATATAATTGCTTTCATTAAAAAATCTGAATCAAGTGCTGCCGCAAAAGATGGTTTAATTAAAGAATATAAATTTACTGAAGCACAAGCTAAATCTATCGTTGCTATGAGATTAGGTTCTCTTGCAAAATTAGAAAAAGTTGAGTTAAACGAAGAAAAAGCTAAATTAGAACATGATATTGATGGATATAAATATTTATTAAATAATAAAGATGCTCAACTTTCTGCTGTTAGAGTTAGATTAAGTGATTTAGTTAAAAAATATGGAGATAAAAGGAGAACTGAATTAGCACAAATTGATGTTCCTAAAGAAGATAAAGAGGTTGCCGCAGTTATCCCTGAAGATGTCGTAGTAATGGTATCTCAAACAGGAGATGTAAAGCGTATCCCTAAATCAAGTTTTAGAACTCAAAGAAGAAATGGAAAAGGTGTTAAATCAGAAGATGATGCTATATTAACTACTATTAAAACAAACACTATTGATAATTTATTAGTCTTTACTAATAAAGGAAAAATGTATAAAATATTAGTAGATAAGCTACCTATTGGAACAAATGCTTCAAAAGGACAAAATATAGCTTCATTAATATCAATAGAACCTGATGAAAAAATAATGGCGGCGGCATCGCTTGATAGAGATAATGACGCGGATTATGTAGTATTCATCACAAAACAAGGTTTAGTTAAAAAATCATTAATGGAAGAATATACTTCAATTAAAAAATCTACAGGAACTCAAGCTATAAAACTTAAAGAAGATGACAGTATTGCTAATGTTCTATTTATGAAAGAAGAAGATTTAATTTTAATTACTAAAGAAGGTATGATGATTAGATTTAATACAACAGATATCGCTCCTATAGGAAGAGTAACCTCTGGAGTTAAAGGAATTAAATTAAATGAGGGAGATGAAATATTAACTGGATTAATGATTAAAGATCCAGAACATCAAGACCTTGCATTGATAAATAAATCAGGAACAGGTAAAAAGTTTGCAGTATCTAAGTTAACTTCTCAAGGTAGAAGCGGTAAAGGAGTTAAGGGATGCGGAGAAGAACTAGCAGGTGCTGCGTTAATAACAGATGAAGATAATTTATTATTAATAGGTAAACCTAATAGTATATGCATTTCCGCAACAGAACTCCCAGTTCAAGATAGAACTACAATCGGAAATAAATTAATTCAAAACGAAGTTAAAAGTGTTGTTAGAATCTAATAACACTTTTTTGCTTTTTATTAAAAAATATGATATAATATAAATGTAAATAAAGAAAGGAGCAAAGGTATGATAGATAAAGAATTAACTGAGATAAGAAATTTAATTGATAAGTTAAATTATTATACAAAGAAATATGATGAAGGTAAACCTGAAATATCAGACCAAGAATGGGATGATATGTATTTTGCGTTACAGAATTTAGAAAACAAATATCATACTTATTGTGAAGATAGTCCTACTCAAAAAATAGATTATCAAGTTGTTAATAAACTTAATAAAGTAGAACATAATCACCCTATGCTTTCTCTTGACAAAACAAAAGAAATAGATACAATTCAATCATTTATTGGTGGCCGCGATTATGTTGCTATGGCTAAAATGGATGGATTAACTTGCTCCCTTCGTTATTTAAACGGTAAACTTGTATCTGCGGAAACCCGCGGAAATGGAATAATAGGAGAAGATATTTTACATAATGCTTTACAAGTTAAAAATATTCCTAATAAAATTAGTTTTAAAAATGAATTAATTATAGATGGAGAAATAATTTGTACTTATGATGATTTTGAACCTTTTGAAGCTGAATATAAAAATCCTAGAAATTTCGCTTCTGGTAGTATAAGATTATTAGATAGTAAAGAAAGCGCTATGAGAAGATTAAGTTTTGTAGCGTGGGATGTTATTAAAGGTTTAGAAAATGAGCAAGATACTTTAATAGGAAAATTAGAAACTATTGCTGAATTAGGTTTTACAGTAGTTCCTATGTATTTTGGTTCATCAGATATACAAAATGTTATAGAACAAATTCAATTAAAATCAAAAGCATTAAGTTATCCTATTGATGGAGTGGTCTTTAAGTTGAATCAATGCGATGAATATAATGCTGCGGGAAGAACAGACCATCACTTTAAAGGCGGAATGGCTTATAAATTCTATGATGAAGAATATGAAACTACTCTTCAAAATATAGAATGGACTATGGGTAGAACAGGAGTTTTAACTCCAGTTGCTATTTTTGATACAATTGATATTGATGGTTCTGAAGTTTCAAGAGCAAGTTTACATAATGTCAGTGTTATGACTGAAGTATTAGGTCAGCCATATAAAGGACAAAAGATAAAAGTTTTTAAAGCAAATATGATTATACCTCAAGTTTCTTGGGGTGAGAAAAAACCTCTAACTATTTCAGATTTTAGATGTGAGGTTTGTCCTATATGCGGCGGAGCTACTCGTCTTAATGATAATGATGGAGTAGTTACCTTGATATGCGGCAATCCGCAATGTGAAGGTAAATTGATAAACCGCCTAGACCATTTTTGTGGTAATAAGGGACTTGATATTAAAGGGCTTTCAAAGGCAACTCTCGAAAAGCTGATAAACTGGGGCTGGATTTCTAATTATATAGATATATATAAATTAGAAACCAAGTCAAACGAATGGAAAACAAAACCAGGTTTTGGTGAAAAATCTGTGGAGAGGATCTTGAAAGCCATTGAGGATAGCAAGCATCCATCATTAGACGCAGTTATTGCGGCAGCAGGCATTCCATTAATTGGTAGAACTGTTGCAAAAGAATTAGTAAAATATATAGATACTTATGAAGATTTTAGGTATAAAATTGAATCAGGTTTTGACTTTACACAATATGATGGATTCGGTGAAACAATGGCCGCCGCATTATACGATTTTGACTACAAAGAAATTGATGATGTAGTTGATTATGCTCTTGATATACAGAGTAAAAAGGTAGAAGAAAGTAATAATAAATTAGAAGGATTAACGTTTTGCGTAACAGGTAAAGTTCATATTTATAAAAATAGAGATGAATTAAAAGCAGATATAGAAAGCAAGGGCGGAAAAGTAGTTAGCTCTATGAGTAGTAAAGTAAATTATTTAATAAATAATGATATAACATCTACAAGTTCTAAAAACCTAGCTGCTAAACAAGCAAATATCCCAATTATTACTGAAGAAGAATTGCAATCAATGTTTTAATATATTGATATGTCTAAAAATTTTTAATATAATATAGGTATGAAAGATAAAGAAAAAGAAAAAATTGCACAAGAAATTATTGAGTTAGAACTAAAATGCCAAGAGGATAAAGATAACTTAAATATATATCTTCAAAAAATGACAGAACTAACAGAAAATCTTTCATTAGAAGAACTATTGGAAATTGATGAATATATCATATGTAGTAAAAAGTTGAATAATTAAAAAATTTTAACTATAATATATTTATCAAAAATAAAATAATAAGAAAAAAGGAGAAGAGAATTATGTTAAAACCAAATAGTAAATTAGTTTATGATTATGTAAAAGCAAACGGAGCTAACAATATTACAGCTGCAGATATCGCTGAAGGAACTGGACTTCCAGTAAGAAGCGTTAACGGAATCGTTACATCTGCATTCCAAAGAAAAGGCTTAATGGAAAGAACTGAAGCAGAAGTAGAATTAGAAGATGGATCTCATAAAAAAGTTAAATTCATCACTTTAACTGCTGAAGGTGAAGCATTCGATCCAGAAGCTGAAGATGCTGAATAATTATATAAATTAATATAGAAGAAGGTCGGAAGAGTTGGGTTACCAACTCTTTTTTGATAAAGGAATTGATATTATGCCGGAATTTATAATGATATTATTATTTATTGCTAGTGTGATATTTTTTATTACTGCTTATACAAAAAAAGAAAAAACTAATAAAATAAATAAAGAAATTGAACAAGAAAATGAAAAATTATTAAAAGATAAAGAAACTATTATAAATGAAATAAAATTTTTAAATGAAAAGAAACAAGAAAAGAATAATGATTTAAGAGAAATAGAAAAAATAACTAGTAATGTAAATGCGGCCGCCCATGACGCTTTTAGCCAGTACTGCGATGCATTAGACCAAGAGTACGCTAATATAGAAAGAGAACATGATGATGCAATCGATGGATTAAGAATTGCTTATGATAATCTTCAGGATATATTAAAACTAAAGCTCGAGATGGCTCAAAAAGATCTTGATAAAATTTCCGCAACCCGTGCCGCCGCATTAGAAGCTCAATTAAAAGAACAAGAGATAAAAAACAAACAATCGTTCTATTGTCCTCAAGTTCCTGAGGCAGATTTAAAAGATGCTAGAACACTTCGAGATATAGAATATAAATTAAATAATCCTAGAGTACTTCGTATGTTAATCTGAACGACTTTTTATCAAAAACCAATGAATCAAGTTTGTGCCAATGTATTAGGTGCGGCAACCGCAGAAAAATGCGGTATCTATAAAATAACAAATCAAAAAACAGATTTAGTTTATATAGGTCAAGCTGTTGATATCGCGACTCGTTGAAAAAATCACGCGAAAGCCGGTCTAGGAATCGACACTCCCGCAAATAATAAACTATATAAAGCTATGGCGGAGGATGGGCTTGAATCCTTCTCATTCGAGGTCTTAGAAGAGTGCAACCGCACTGACCTTAATGAAAAAGAAAAGTTTTATATAAATTTATACCAGTCCGATAAGTATGGGTACAACTCTAACGCGGGGATAAGTAAGTAATTTGATAATTACTTATTTTTTGTTTATAATATAATTGTAAAATAAATCAATAAATTATTTCAGTATAGATACAGGAAGACTTGACAGAAAGAGAATTTTTTAGTATAATATTAGAAGAAATAATTAAATCATAAGATAAATGTGAATTGAGTTATTTTAAAAGAAAAGAAAAATATTTATAGGAGGAAAATTAAAATGAGAAAACCACAAAATAGTGAAAGAATTGAAGGAAGAATTTATCAACATGATTTAACAGTAAGACAAGTTCAAAATCAAGCATCTGATAATTTTGGAAAAGATTTTATTAGTGGAAATTTAGAAGTAGCAACTGATGATGAAGGATTAAATGTTATCAAAGTTCACTTTACATATGTAACTGAAACTAATAAAAATGGAGCAAAGAATGCAACTTATGCTACATTAAAGAAAATTATAGATGAAAATAAAACTTGGACTTCTGTAGGAAAAGACGGAGCTACTAAAGTTAGAATCGATACTGCATTAGCATTAAATGATTTTTATAATCAAAATGATGAATTAGTATCTGCTAAAACTAACGAAGGTGGATTTGTAACAATTGTTAATGAATTAAATGATCCAGCTGAAAGAAATAGATTCTCAGTTGATATGGTTATTACAGGAGTTACAGTTGTAGATAAGGATGCAAATGGTAATGATATAACTCCATATGCAAGCGTAAAAGGAGCAATCTTCAATTTTAGAAATGATTTATTACCTATGGAATTTAAAGTTAAAAATGACAAAGGTATTGAATATTTTGAAAATTTAGGTGCATCAAATGCTGAACCTGTTTACACAAAAGTTTGGGGAAATATTATATCTGAAACTAGTACAACAACTCAAGAAGTTGAAAGTGCATTCGGAGAACCAGCTGTAAGAACTTATAAAAACACAAATAAAGAATGGGTTATCACAGGAACTGCAAAAGTACCTTATGATTTTGGTGATGAAAATATCTTAACAGCAGATGAATTAATGAAAGCTAGTCAAAATAGACAAGTATATCTTGCAGATGTTAAGAAAAGAGCAGACGAATACAAAATGAATAAAGCTGCAGGAACAACTACAACAAGCGCACCAGCAGCAACTGCTACTAAAAAAGCTGATTTCAATTTCTAATCAGCTTTCTTCAAATATTATAAGGAGGAATTATGGCAATTGATTTAATGAGTTTACAACCTCATAAAGTTAGCCGTGATTTACGTGGGTATTCAGTATTCTTTTATGGAGAACCAAAAAGTGGTAAGACAACAACTGCCGCACATTTCCCAGAAGCTTTACTTTTAGCTTTTGAAAAAGGATATAATGCTATTCCTGGAATTATGGCTCAACCTATAAACTCATGGAGTGAGTTTAAACAAACTTTAAGAGAGTTAAAGAAACAAGAAGTAAAAGATAAGTTTTCAACTATCATAATTGATACAGTTGATATTGCATATGACTATTGTACTAAATATATCTGCGACAATGCTAAAAGACCTGATGGCAGCTTTGGAGTAGACTCAATTAGCGACATCGGATATGGAAAAGGTTATGGAATGGTAAGTCAAGAATTTGATGATAGCCTTAGAAGTATTGTTCAAATGGATTATGGTCTAGTATTAATTAGTCATGCTACTGATAAAACTTTTAAAAATGAAAGTGGAGAAGAATATAATCAAATAGTTCCAACTTTAGATAAAAGAGGAACAAACATTGTATCTCGTATGGCTGATATCATTGGATACTCAAGAGTAGTATCTACTGATGAAGGAGATAAAACAATGTTATTTATGAGAGGGACTAACAGATATATGGCTGGAAGTAGATTTAAATATACTCCAGATTATATAGAATTTTCTTATCAAAATTTAACAAATGCTATTGCTGATGCAATTGATGCACAAAGCAAAGAAGAAGGCGGAGAATATTTTACTGAGGAAAGAAGTAATTTATATCTACCAAAAGAAAATGAATTAGATTTCGATCAACTAATGTTAGAATTCCAAGATATTATAAATAGATTAATCAAAAAAGCCGGAGATGACTTTGAATCTGTATATACTCCTCGTATAACTCAAATTACTGAGAAATATCTTGGTAGAGGAAATAAAGTTAGTCAATGTTCAAGAGATCAAGTTGAAGTTTTATCTTTAATAGTAGATGAATTAAAAGACTTAGAAAAATTAAGTTTATAATAAAAACGCCTTTTTAAAGGTGTTTTTTTGACTTTTTATTAAATAAATATTATAATATTAGTAAGAAGAAAAATAGTTTGGAGGTGCGCGGCGATGGCAAAAGCTATGGTGAAATGTTTCTACTGTAATCAAATGTTTGACAGAAATGCTGAAGAATTTGTCTTAGTGAATTCCAGAAGATACGCGCATAAAGAATGTCATGAGAAAGTGCAAGCGGGGAAATCACAAGATGAAAAAGATTATGAAGCATTAGTAAATTATGTTAAACAGGTTTTTAAATATTCAGTAGTTCCCGCAAAAATTACAAGACAAATCACAGACTATAAAAGACAATACTCTTTTACTTATAGCGGAATGTTAAAAGCATTAGTATGGTGGTTCGAAGTTAAAAAGAACTCAATTGATGCGGCAAATGGTGGAATAGGTATCTTGCCGTATATTTATAATGATGCAAAAACATATTATTATGGGTTATATTTAGCGCAAATGGCTAACCAAAATAAAACTATTCAAAATAAGGTTGAAGAAATTGAAATCGCGCCGCCGCGTATTTATGTGGCGCCACCAAGATTATTCAATATAGGGGAGGAAGAAAATGAGTAAATATATAGATATACCATCAACAATTCAAGTAATTGGGAACATATATAATAATCCTGATTTATTAGATAATGAAAAATATAGTTTCCTAGAAGAAGACTTCCCTAATGAATTTCATAAAATTATTTTTGGAACAATTTTTAATCTTCACGCTATGGGAGCTAAAGAGATAACATTAAATGCTATTGAAGATTATTTATATAATAGACCAACTTCTTATGGAGTATATCAATCAAATAAAGGTTCAGAATATCTACAAAAATTAACAAGTGAGGTTCAACTTTCTACTTTTGATTATTATTACTATAGAATGAAGAAAATGACTTTATTAAGAGAATATGACAAAATAGGAATGGACTTAAAGTGGATATATGATCCAGATAATATTTTAGATAACAAAAAGAAACAAGCACAAGAAGATTGGTTAGATAATACAAGTTTAGAAAGTATCGCTGATACAATCAATAGAAAAATAGAAGAAATAAAATTAAAATATGTAGATGGAACAGATGAAGAATATGTTCAAGCTGGAGATAATATTGATGAACTTATAGATAGATTACAAAAGAATCCAGAAATAGGGTATCCATTATATGGGCCACTTGTAAACACAGTAACCCGTGGAGCAAGATTAAAGAAATTATATTTAAGGTCTGCGGCAACCGGCGTAGGAAAGACTAGGGCAATGATCGCTGATGCATGTAATATAGCCTGCGATCAAATCTATAATTTAGAAACTCATCAATGGGAATTAAATGGAACTAAAGAACCAACATTATTTATTACAACTGAGCAAGAAGTAGATGAAATCCAAACAATGATGTTAGCATTCTTAAGTGGAGTAAATGAAGCACATATTATTTATAACCATTATGAAGAAGGAGAACTAGAACGTGTAGTTCAAGCAGCGAAATTAATAAAATCATCTCCGCTTCATATAAAAAGATTACCAGACTTTAGTTTACAAGATATTGAAAATGCAATTAAGTTTGGTATCCATGAATGGGGAGTTAGATATGTATTCTTCGATTACTTACATACTTCTTTAAAAATTCTTAGTGAAGTTTCATCTAAAGCGGGAATTAAAGGATTAAGAGAAGATAATGTCTTATTTATGATAGCAATAAGACTTAAAGATATATGTAATGAATATGGAGTATTCATTATGACAGCAACACAATTAAATGCTGAATACACAACAGCTCAACAATATGACCAAAACTTATTGCGTGGAGCAAAATCTATCGCAGATAAAATTGACTATGGTGCAATTATGTTGCAAACATCTCAAGAAGATAAAGACGCATTAAAACCTATATTAGCGCAACAAAACTTACCTGTACCAGAAATAAAAATGTCAGTATATAAAAATAGACGTGGGCAATATAAAGATATTCTACTTTGGTGTAAAGCTGATAGAGGAATCTGTAGAATCGAACCTATGTTTGCTACTGATTATAAATATGAAATAGTTGATTTACCTGACTTAAAAATTAAAATAAATCCAAATATAAGCGCTAGTGCGTTTTAGGAAAGGGGGATGCGGCAATGGATGAAAATAAAGAAAGATTAGAAGAAATAAAAAATAGTTTAACTATAGAACAAGTGTTTGATTTACTTTTGTCTTATGGCGCAGATCCCGTCCTAAAGGATGATTTAATCATTTGCCGAACAATATGTCATGGCGGAGATAGTCATAAATTATATTATTATGAAAACACACATCTATTCAGATGCTATACAGAATGTAGTGACACATTTGACATTTTCCAACTCGTGGTTAAAGTAGAATCAAGTGGCGGCCGCAATTATTCATTACCGCAAGCTATTAACTATGTTATTAATTTTTTCAATTTAAGCATAGAAAATAAAAATTTTCAAAAAAATGATGATGAGCTTATTGATTGGCAAATTTTTAATAGATATGATAAAATTTTAAATAATGAAAATAACAAAAGAACAATAGAAATGAAAATTTATGATGATAAGATATTAACTTATTTACCACATCCTCGTATACTTCCATGGGAAGACGAGGGTATAAGTAAGGATGTAATCAAGTATCATAATATTTGTTATAACCCGTCTTCTCAAGCAATAGTTATCCCTCATTATAATATAGATGGAGAGCTAGTTGGTATTAGAGAAAGAACATTAATTAAAGAAAATGAAATATATGGTAAATATAGACCAATGTATTTGAATAAACAAATGTATAATCACCCTTTAGGTTTTAACTTATATAATTTAAACTTTAGTAAAGAAAATATAAAAAGAACAAAAAAAGCAATTATATTTGAAGGAGAAAAATCTCCGCTTCTATATGCGTCATATTTTGGACAAGAGAATGATATAACAGTTGCGGTATGCGGTAGCTCGTTATCATCATACCAAGTTCAATTATTATTAGACCTAGGTATAGAAGAAATGATAATTGCTTTTGATAAACAATTTCAAGAACTTGGAGATAAAGAACATATAGGTTGGGTTAAGAAATTAAAAGATATAAACAAAAAATATAGTAAATATGTAAGAATTTCTTATATGTTTGATAAATGGGGTATATTAGGTTATAAATCTAGCCCTATTGATGAAGGGAAAGAGAAATTTTTAAAGTTATTTGACAAAAGATTTAGTTTAGAATAAAATATAATAAGGAGAATGATTTAAAATGAGATATAAATTAATAAAAGATGTAGACCCACAGTTAAGCGCAATTCAACAAGTTCTCTTTAATCGTGGTATAAAGTTAAGTGATATTCATCATTATTTAAACACAACAGATGATGATATTAGTAATGCGGAAATGTTTGGTGAAGACAGGATTAAGGCTGCGGTTACCGCATTAGTTACTGCAATTAATAATAACTGAAATACATTAATCTTAGTAGATTGCGATTGCGATGGTTACACATCTGCGGCAATACTTATAAATTATTTATATGACTTATTCCCATCTTTTGTAGATAATCATTTAAAATATTATTTACATGAAGATAAAACACACGGATTAAGTGATTGTATAGATTATATAGAAAAAAATGATTTTAAATTAATTATTATACCAGACGCTGCAAGTAATGATTATGAATACCATAAAAAATTAAATGAAGAAGGTAGAAAGATTATCATCTTAGACCACCATGAAGCGCCATATGTTTCAGAAAATGCTATAACAATTAATAATCAATTATCTGATTATCCAAATAAACAGTTATCTGGAGCTGGAGTTGT